CAACTTCAGTCTGGACTGGATCTTCTCAAATGCAAAAAAGTGCAGGTATTGGTGCTACTACCACACCTTCAGGAACCTTTACTGTAGGGTTTAGTAGTGCTGGTGGTGGTATATTTGAAATATCGATGGGATCTACTGCTACAAGAGATTTATCTGAAGGTAGATATGAATATAATGTTTTAGTAAGTTCTGGATCAACAATTTACAATATAGTAAACGGAAATATATTAGTTCATGCTGGAATTGCTTCCGCACCCTAAATATTGTAGAGGTAGAGTATAAATGTCACAACCAGCAAGTAGATCTGAATTTAAAGCATATTGTCTAAGGCAATTGGGTGCTCCCGTGCTAGAGATTAATATTGCAGATGAACAATGTGAAGATAGGATTGATGATGCTATTCAGTATTTTCATGAAAGACATTTTGATGGCGTAGTCAGAACATATCTAAAGTATCAAATAACCCAAGCTGATATTGATAGAGGAAGAGCCTCTGTATTGACTGGAAAGAAAAGGACAGGAATAACAACAGAAACTGCAACAGCAAATATTGCAGGAACAGATACAGAATTTGATTGGTATGAAAATAGCAATTATATACAAGTTCCATCATCGGTAATTGGAGTAGAAAAAATATTCCGTTTTGGTGGTAGTAATGCGATATCAAATAATATGTTTAGTATTAAATATCAGTTATTCTTAAATGATATTGCATTTAATCTTGGATATAATGGTCTTTTAAGTTATGCGATGACGCAGACGTACTTGTCTGATATTGATTATTTGTTAACTACTAGAAAACAAATTAGATTTAATCAAAGACAGGATAGACTATATCTTGATATTGATTGGTCTGCATGTGAGGTTGATGAGTTTATTGTTCTTGAATGCTTTAGACTTATGAATCCAGATGATTATACTAGAGTATGGAATGATTCATTCTTAAAAAGATATGCTACTGCTCTTCTTAAAAGACAGTGGGGTCAAAATTTATTGAAATTTACAGGTGTTAAATTACCTGGTGGAATTGAATTAAATGGAAGACAAATTTATGATGATGCAGAAAAAGATCTAGAAATTATTAGAGAGCAAATGTCGAATACTTATGAGCTTCCACCTCTTGATATGGTAGGATAATGTTATGCTCAACCCATTTTTTCAACAGGGATCCTCATCAGAACAAAATTTAGTACAAGATTTAATCAACGAACAGTTGAGAATGTATGGTGTCGAGGTGCATTATCTTCCTCGCAAATACATGAATGAGAAGACAGTAATAAGAGAGGTAGTACAATCTATATTTGATGATTCATATCCACTAGAAGCATATGTGGATAATTTTGATGGATACGCAGAGAATCCAACATTACTTTCAAAGTTTGGTATTGAGCAAACTAATGAAGTAACTCTTGTTATTTCTAGAGAAAGATGGGAAACATATATTCAACCATTACTTAAAAACGAATCTAATGTAAAGTTAACTACCCGACCTAAAGAGGGTGATTTAGTTTATTTTCCACTAGGTGATCGTTTATTTGAAATTAAATATGTTGAGCATGAAAAACCTTTCTATCAGTTAAGAAAGAATTATGTCTATACTCTAAAATGTGAACTCTTCCGTTACGAAGATGAAATTATTGATACTGGTGTTGCTGAGATTGATGATACTCTGATTGGTGATAATGCAGATGGAACTTCTGAAGATGGTCTATCAACACTACTAGGATCTTCACAAACTCTTACACTAGTAGGATCAGGAGCAACTGCTTCTGCTGTTATTGGATTTAATACTGAAGGATCTATTAGGTTAATCACTTTAAGTAATAGAGGTGGTGGATATACTGCTGTTCCAACCATAGGAGTAAGTTCTGCTCCTGCAGGAGGAGTAACAGGTATTCTTACTGCTACGATGATTAGTGGTATTAATGTATGTAATTTAAATATTAGTGATAATCAGAAATCTGTTCAATCAGTAGTTATTACAAATCCAGGTGCTGGATATACTCTTGCACCCACACTTCAAATAACTGGTGGAGGAGGTTCAGGTGCTGCTGGAACAGTCTTTATAGGTGATGGGGCAGTTGGTATAGTAACACTTACTGATGCAGGTTCTGGATACACTACAGCACCTACTGTAACTATTACTGCACCTGTTGGAGCAGGAAATACACGGGCAACTGCTGAAGCAGTCGTAAGTTCTGCTGGAACCATTACTGCTATTAATATTACTAATGCTGGTGCTGGATATACTTCTAGTCCTACGATTACAATTGGTGATCCTTCACTCGATAATAGTGGTAACTTCAAGTTTAATGAAATCGTTACAGGATCTATTACAGGTGTGAAGGGTAGAGTAAGAACTTGGAGTGCTACTACAAATGTTCTAGAGGTGGCAAACGTATCTGGAATGTTTAGTATTGGAGAGAATATAACTGGTAGCACTTCTGGTGCTGTTCATGCACTTAGAGTTGTGAGTGAAGATCCTCCAGAGGACGGTTTTGCTGATAATGTTAATATAGAATCTGCTGCAGATGATATTTTAGACTTCAGCGAACAGAACCCATTCGGTATTCCCTAAATATAAGATACTAGGACTATAACAATGTTTGAATATTTTTATAACGAAATTTTGAGGAGAACCATTATTTCTTTTGGTACTCTGTTTAATAGCATTTCCATCAAACAAAGTGGTGGAGAGACGGATGCTAGTATAATCAGAGTTCCTTTAGCATATGGACCTACTCAGAAGTTTTTGGCAAGATTGACACAATCACCAGATCTTAATAAAGCAACATCCTTATCTTTACCAAGGATGTCTTTTGAGTTTACTGGTTTGACTTATGATCCATCTAGAAAGGTTACTACTACTCAAAAAATAGTAGTTCAGAATCCTAATTCAGATAGTCCTGATGAAAAGAAAGTTTTTATGCCTGTCCCATATAACATGCAATTTGAACTTGCTGTTATGTGCAAATTAAATGATGATGCATTACAGATCGTAGAACAGATATTACCTTATTTCCAACCTTCTTATAATCTATCTGTTAACTTAGTAGGTTCTATTAATGAGAAAAGAGATGTTCCAGTTATATTAGAAAATATTACTATGCAGGATGATTATGAAGGGGATTTTGAATCAAGAAGAGTCCTTCTTTATACATTAAGATTTACTGCTAAGACATATCTATTCGGTCCTGTATCCGATGCTTCCAAGGATATCATCACCAAGTCTACACTCAATTATCTTACTGGTACAGATACATCAAACGCACAACGCAATCTTACATACTCTGTTGTTCCAAGGGCAATTCAGAACTACGATGGTACTGTTCTTACTAACTTAGCAGCAGATATAACTAAGACTCAAACTGCATTTGAGGTTGAGGATGGAAGTACTATTACAGCATCCTCTGGTTCTACAAGTGTCTATATTGATGTTGGTGGAGAAGAACTCTATGTTAAGGCTGTAGATGGTAATAAGATTACTGTTAAGAGAGGACAAGACGGAACCACAAAACTTGCACATATTAGAGGAACATCTGTTAAGTCCATTACATCTGCTGATAATGCATTAGTAGAGGAAGGAGATGACTTTGGATTTAGTGGAACTTCTACTTGGAATGGATAATGAAAAACAACTTAGATGATGCTTTTAACATAACACCCTCGGAAGTAAGTGATACTCCAGAAGGAGGTTGCACTACTAGAAAGGATCAACTTACTAATGTGACTAACGTTGGTATAACAAGACCTGATAGACTTACTAAAGATGATATAACAAAAGACTATGAGTATACTCGTGGCAACCTTTACAGCATCATAGAGAAGGGTCAGGAAGCAATTAATGGTATTCT